GAGATAGGAGAGTAAATAAATTAAGAATGAACCGCAAAACAGCTAAAGAACTAAATACCACAAGGAAGAAGTTTGGACATCCTCAGTGGAGGTGGTCTGGAAAAGCAGCATGAACGTCGTAATTCCATTCCACAACGGAGACGCACACTTGGCTATTGATCTGGTCAAGTGGATTGGGCAATTGGGTGGGATTGGGGATGGATGGGTGTTCCTGATTACGGACCAAGGAACTGATCCAAAACACATCGAATCAATCTCTGAGGTATCTGTTAAATTTAACTCATTCTCAAAGTCCTTCGTAATATCAAATTGGCCAGCAGTTAATGGATGGCCACAGGGATCGAATTCGCTACTCAGAATGGCCCTGTCTGGTTTGGGTGGAAGAATCAAAGGCCCGTGGCTCTGGCTGGAACCAGACGCAATTCCACTCAAGCGTGGCTGGATGGACGCAATTCGTAAGGAATACGCAGCTTGTGGGAAACGGTACATGGGCAACGTGTACGTCTGCGACAATCCTCGCCTGCCCAACAGGCTGATGTCTGGGATTGGGGTGTATCCGGCTGATGCGAAGGAAGAATTGGAGCATTTCACAACAACCCAGTACGCATGGGATGTTGAGGCTGCACGATTCTTGGTTGAGAACTGTGCCCACACCAAATTGATTCATCACTTCTGGGGGATTATGGGGATGCCTCCCACCTTCGCTGCTGCCCGCACGCCCGAATCCCCACCCAACACGTTCACTTTGGAGTCAATTCACAAGGATGCTGTGATATTTCACAGGAATAAGGATGGGACGCTGCTGAATCTGCTTAAGGAACTGATGCCAATGACTGTTTCGATGCCAGAAGTTGAGGCTCTTGCACCGATTAAGTCCGATGCTCAGTTGATTGAATCAATCAGGAAGTCTGTTGATGACTGGTAATTATGGCCCGTCTTAAATCCAGACACGAATTTCCTCCCAATGGCTGGAAGTTTTACCAGCCTCAGACCCGGTGGGAATTGCCCGGGAACCTGTCGTTTAATGGGGCTGTGCTTGAGATTATTCAGCATCGCACGATCAATTCAGCTTTCCTGAAGCAGTATGGCCTGTCACGGGATTACAACAGGGTGGCCGATGAACTGGATGAATTTAATGCTGCTCGATGCAAGGCTGCTGGTCATACCCACTTCATTATCGAAGTGCAGGACCATGATGGGATGATGCAATTATCCTCTCCATGTTTGGCAGACAGGCTGAAGAATGGCCACACTGGCACAGCAGATGTGGTTCAATTACGCAGGAATGGGGACATCATCTGTATTCTTCCGATACTCCACAGAGTCAGTCAGGAGATTGGGAGGAAGATTCGTCTGGTAGTTGCGAAGGAGTACGTGGAATTGCTGGATGGGGTATCGTACGTTGAGCCGGTCAGATGGGATGGGGATTGGGAAGCCCCGTTAATACCGGCACAACAGTTTGGGGCTGAGAATGCGCAGGCGTACGGATTCAGGAGCGGTATTCACTACAACCCACGAGATGGACACTTCGCAGAAGTCTGTTGGAGGAAGCTTGGGTACAAGTTCAATGACGACGCCCCGCTTCTGTTCGATCAAAGATCACCTGAACGCGAATTGGCGCTGGTCCAGAGCGTGTTCAAAACATCCAAGCCAAGGATTCTGGTCAATCTGATTGGCTATTCGTCCCCCTTGCACCAGAACGACATTGATTTCGTGATGATCAAACTGAACAAAGAGTTCGGTTCCACCTGCGAAATAATCGACATGAAGGACGTGAGGGCAGAACGGCTGTACGACCTGTTGGGACTGATGGATCGTGCTAATGTCCTGCTTTCAACGGATACGGCCACGCTTTGGCTGGCTCATGCGAGCGAAGTTCCAAATGTTTTAATCTCTCGTGGAAGTCCCAAGCGAGGGAACTGCAAGGCACATGTTCTTTATCAGGAAATCCAGCCACGATGGAGGGAAATGTCCAACGCAATCAGGTCATCACTGAGACGCTAATATGGAACTGGTTTTAGTTTACTGTCCATTCAGTCCCGCTGATCAGAACACACGCAGTCGCAATACGGTTGCCTTTAGATCATGGCCATTATTGGGGGCAAAGTTGATCAAGTTCGATCCACCAAGAACCAGTGTGAAGATGGGGGATCATCGTTCCATGCCATTCATCTTGGACATGATCAATCATGGATTCTCACAGACAGATGGGGCTGTAATCATCATCAATCACGACATCATTGCAGACATGGGAACTGCTCCTGAAATCCATCGCTGTTGCCAGCAGTACGGAGGGTATTGGGCATTACGCACACCACACCCAGGAGCAGACACGGACGGTGGGGCTGATCTGTTCGCAATTACCAAATTATGGTGGCAAAAACATGGGCACGATTATCCTGACCTACTGTTTGGGTACAGATGGTGGGACGCGATCCTTCTGAGGAAGATGTTTGCTACTGGTATTCCTGAAGGGGGGAGGGTGTACTACCACACCCCACATCAAGGGGTGTATTATCGTATGGGAACCGCTGGGGCTGATCATAATGAACGATTAGGGAATGAATGGTCTTCTGCCAATCAACAAACCTGTCCACATCCGTACTATCGCTAAATCATGGGATACACGTCTCAAACCAAGGTTGATCAAGAAATCATCGAATCAGTTCTGGCTGAAGCGACCAAGAACAAGGACAGTATCGTATTCCTTGAGGTTGGTACCTACAGGGGAGATACATCTCGTGAAATCAAACGATGGTGCGATGAACACGGGAAGAAACTAGAATTCTGGGGAATTGATGCAGCATTGCATCCAGACTTTACATCTGGTGATCCAGTCAAACCCCCAGTTCCATTCGATGGGGCGAATATGATTTATGGTGATTCTGCTGAAGTGATTCATTTGATTCCCGAAAAGTTGGACGTTGTTTTGGTGGATGGTTGTCACTGCTTCAATCACGTAATTCTTGATACGGTTCATTACGGGATTCGAGTTAATCCAGGTGGGTTCATTATGTTTCACGATACAGCCCCACACATTCAGCACACAATGCGCGATCCTCACGGGCCTGACATTCTTCAGTTTTACAATTCGGTTAATCTGGCCCATTTCGTTATGGGATTCCCAACTGAGGATTGGGTTCTCTTCAAAGAAGGATACGAACCAAACGCTCCGTGGGGAGGAATGACTGCGTACCAGAAGAAATGAAAGTCTGGGTCTTCACGATTTGCAAAGACGAAGTGGATATGATCGGATGGTTTCTCCGTCATTACGAAACCTTCGCTGAACGAATCATTGTGTACGATGAACAGTCCACCGATGGAACCCGTGAAATTCTCAAAGCACATCCAAAAGTCGAAGTGCGGGAATGGCCACACAAAGGGTTGGACGATGTGCAATTCGTTCACTGCATCAATTCGGCATATCACGAGGCTGCCGGTAAGGCTGACTGGGTAATTTGGCCCGATGTAGACGAGCTTCTGTACAGCCCGAATATCGAATATGTTCTCAATTCAGCCAAAGAGGACATGATTCTGGCGACTGGATATGCATTGATCTCACGATATGAGAAGCGCGTTGGGTATAAGCCAGGAAGCCAGCTTTACGAAGTAATTCGCACTGGCTACCCACAGCCCAATTACGACAAGTACATTTGCTGGCGTCCCCATGTGCAAGTGACTCACAATATTGGGAGGCATACGGACTCTGGGTACCCGCACTGTTCAGGGGTACTTGGAACAATTCCAAAACTAAAACTATTTCACTGCCATCATGTGTGGGGGGTTGAGCATACGATCAAGGTGAATGCGAGGAATCTGGATCGGGCAGTTGTGAAGTAGTTCGCATGGAACTACAGTCCTGCGCACAACAAGCCTGAACAGGTTGGGACGGAAGCTTGGGTGCGTTGGTTAATTGATAACGACCTTTTATTTGATGTGGTTGAATGAGTGGCCTATTTATTAATCTGGGATGCGGTAGCAACATTCTTCCAGCCCCGTGGATCAATCACGATTCTGAAGTGGACATTTTTAGCAGGCTTCCGTGGGATGATGAATCTGCTCGATTCATCCTGATCGAACATTGCTCGGAACATGGGACTCCGCAGCAGGCGTGGTCATGTTTCGAGGAATGTTTCCGAATTCTGAAGCGTGGAGGGGTGCTTCGCGTCTGCGTTCCAGATGCTTTTAGAATCCATCACTTGTGCAATGACGCATACCGAAAGGCTGTTCGAGATGGTGGACACGGCGAAAATCCGGTTAAGGCTGCGGTATTCTGCCACGGACACAAGTCAGCATGGACTCGTGATTTGCTCAAGGTATTCCTGGACAGTATCGGGTTTAAGACAAGCCATCAGGATTACGGAATCTCTCCCCACAAGGAATTGAACGGCGTGGAAGGACACGGGAAGGTTGTTGGTGTTAATGTGGCGATTGTGGAAACATCCATCGTGGAAGGGATAAAGCCTTGATCAATATCGAGCACATCGACGTAAACGTGGTCCGTCACTGCAACCTGAAGTGCGTTTCGTGTTCCCACGCTTCCCCCTACGCAACCCCGTGGTCAATGACGCTGGAGATGATTGAGCGTGATCTGAATATCCTTAAACCCATCCTGCACCCACATTCAGTTGCCATCGTCGGGGGTGAGCCAACCATCCACAAACAGATCGTGGACATCATGCGTTTGGTGAAGCGAATCAGGATGGATGACAAGTGCATGGTCGTAACGAATGGGAAGATTCTGCACAAGATGCCAGAGGACTTCTGGAAGGAATTGGAGATTATCAGGTTGTCTGTTTACGGGAACATCTCTCCAGAAACAAAGCCCCTGATTGAGAAGAAGCGGGAGCAGTATGGGTTCGAGTACGATGCCTACGACTTTCCAGAGTTCTTTCAGCAATTCGATGTGGTTCCTGATGGTTCTTCATTCCACGACTGTCCGTGGAAGACTGACTGCTACACGGTGCATGATGGAAAGTTCTTCCTGTGCCCACAGTCCGCATTCTTCAAGGAAGTGGTTCCTGATCTGGCTGGGACTGATGACGGGCTATCACTAGATGGGATTACGGAAGAGAAGTTGATGGCTTTCATGGAACGTAAGGAACCACTGAATGCCTGCCGCAATTGCCGGGCTTATGGGAATCCCAAGCCGTGGAGGGAGTCCAAGTCCAAGACAGACTGGATGGAAGCATCCACGATTGACCGGGCTGTGGTGACAGAATAGACTCTCCAGCATGGCAAAATTTACCAGTGCAGCCTTCGTTGAGGATACCGTTTGGACCATGCGTTTGGGGGACTACCCACGATCCCTGAACCGCGCCCGTATCAACGATCTGTTCAATGGGGTTGCCCCATTCACGGCTGAATCAATCAAAGCGACCAATTCAGTCACCAACGTCAACTTCCTTGAGTCAACCAAACTGGCTCAGGATGCACGGGGGCAGGGGATGGGGGCACTGACCAAACCAGTCAACTACTTCACAATTACGGAGGTTGATCGTGGACCAAAGCACAAACGCAAGGGCTTTGCATCCACGATCACGAAGTTGATCAATCGCAAGGCGATGAAGAACAGCCTGCATTATTACGAATCGTTACGATCAGTCGTAGCGAATGTGGTACTGCACGGGATTGGGCCAGTTATTTGGGATGACACCGAAAGCTGGTGCCCGAATGCGTTGGGGGTGGAAGACGTACTTGTCCCGAGCAATACACGACTGACGATGCGGGATATTCCGTTCTTTGCCATCTTCAGGCCCTACACAGCCCTGCAACTGTACAGGCTCACTCATGGACCCAAGGTTGATCCTGGCTGGAACATGAAGCTGGTGAACGCCTGTATCGAGGATGCAGACAGAAGGATCATTGATTTTGGTGTCCCATACTCAGACCTGTATTCCCCTGAAAAGCTGGCTGAACGGATGAAGGCTGACAGTGGGTTGTACTCTGCTGATTCAGTCCCTACGATTGATGCGTGGGACTTCTTCTTTTACGATGATGAGGATAGGAAAGCGGGGTGGAGAAGGCGGGTAGTACTGGATGCGAACTGGCAGTTGGGGACAGGGGGATTGGCTGGGTACTCAGGAACCAAGGACCTTCGTGGAATGCGAACAAAGGTCGATACGAAAGGTGATTTCCTTTATGATTCAGGTGATCGGGTATATGCCGAAAAGATTAGTCAGATTGTTCACTTTCAATTCGGAGATTTGTCGTCAGTCGCCCCGTTCAGGTATCATTCAGTACGAAGTCTTGGGTTCCTCATGTACTCAGTTTGTCACCTGCAAAACAGATTGCGTTGCAAATTCAACGACTCCCTCTTTGAACACATGCTCCAGTACTTCAGGGTCCGTTCCTTGGAGGATTACGAACGCGCACTGAAGGTCAATCTGATTGATAAGGGAATCATTGATGAGACGGTGCAATTCATCCCGAACAACGAACGCTGGCAGGTGGATGCGGGCTTGATTCAGATGGGGCTGGCCCAGAATCGGGACATCATGGCCAGTAACAGTAGTTCCTACGTTCAGCAGAATCAATACGGTGGGAATCAGCCCGAGAAAACAGCAACCCAGATCATGGCTGAAGTGAACAACAACACAGCCCTGATCAGTGCAGCCCTTGGGCAACAGTACATGTACCAGAAGTTTCAGTACATGGAGATTTGCAGACGGTTTTGTGAGAAGAATTCGAGGGACCCTGATGTTAGGAAGTTCAGGAAGGATGCGCTGAAGGATGGAATCCCCGAAGAAGTGCTTGATCCTGATTGCTGGGAGCTTGAACCAGACAAAACCATGGGCGCAGGAAACAAAACGTTAGAGATGGCGATTGCGGACAAATTGATGAGTGTGCGCAACCTGTATGATCCTGAGCCACAGCGTGACATCCTGCGCGATTATACGCTGGCTGTGACTGATGATCCTGGACGTACGGAACGACTCGTCCCCGAGGCCCCTACGCTCGTTACGGATGCGGTGCATGATGCGCAGATTGCGGCTGCTTCACTGATGATGGGGATGAAGGTGGATGTGAAGGCTGGGATGAATCACATCGAGTACATCGAAACGATGCTGGGGCAGATTGGATTGATCCTGCAACAGATTCAGGCGTTTGGGAATATGGCCAGACCACAACAACTGGTTGGGATTGAGAACATGGTTGGGCATGTGGCCAAACACATTGCCATTCTGGCTCAGGACAAGAATGAGAAGCAGCGGGTCAAGCAGTACGGGGATGCGATTGGGCAGATAATGAATCAGGTGAAGATGTACCAGCAACGGTTGGTGGAAGCGCAGCAGAAGGCACAGGTTCAGAATGGACAGCCCAGAATGAGTCCTGAAGAGGCTGCGAAGGTGCAGGCGATCAATGCGCAGACTCAGGCAAAGATTGAGGCATCAGCCAAGAGCAATGCTCAGAAGACAGCCCAGAGACAGACCCAGTTTGAAATTACGATGCAACAGGACGCACAGAAGCACGCTGCTGACATGGAACAGCAGGCTAACGAAGCACTTCTGAAAACCGGACAGGAAGCCTTAAAGAATCAGGCAGAACAAAATGCGGACCTTCAGTGATGATGAGCTTAGGAATTATCGAGACACCCCACTGTCCAATATGGGGACTCTTGAGCAGGAATTGGCACAGACTGTTCTGAGTGACAGGGGAACATTCAGAAGTCTCCGTAAGGAGATTGAAAAAATGGCCAAACAAGTCATCTCACCGAAAAGCAATGTGTTCACTAAAATGCTACACGAAATTGATCAAAGACTGAAAACAGAATGAGTCCCAGAACCAAACTACTGAATAACAAAGCCCTGGCTGATAAAGTCAGGGACATGGTGGATGGGGAAGTATTCGATACGGCTGCTGATGCAGCTTTGTTGCAGTACGTATCCAGCCTGAGTATCCCATTGTCCATCGAACAGCACGCGATGAATTACGCGAAGGTGGCTGGGGCAAAGGAATTCCTTACGATGTTTCGCAGGATTGCGGACATTGCCACGCCATCCACTGTTAAAGGACTTCCACCCAATCTGGACTTCAAAGCTTAACGATTATGCCCGAATCCGCTACCGCAACTGCCCCGTCTTCTGCCCCCGACTTCACCCCCCTGCCTGTCCAGCAGGACTCCAGCAGTGGTTCAGCCCCACCGATTGTACCGGGAGCCTCACCACGCGAGATTGATGTGGGGAAGGCAGCCCAGGGGGTCAAACAGGACAAGGGCGGTAGTGGGATGGATGATTCGATGAGTGATTTGGACAGGCTGTTTGCGGAGACGGAGGCTCCGAAGGCCGCAGCAGAGGCGAAGGGGGGAAAAGTGGAAAAGGAGCAGGGGAGTGACGAAAAACCACCTGGTGAGGCTTCAGACGCCAAGGAAGAGGGGTCTGGTGAGAAGTCAGCAGAAGGGAACGGGAAGGCTGTCAGTGCTCCTGAATTGAGGAAGGCGTACGAGGCCCTGAAGAAAGAGGCTGCCGAGTTGAGGGAGAAGGTGAAATCCCGTGGTCCATCTGAGGATCAGGTGAAGGAATTGCAGACGTTTAAGGAGCAGTACGAATCTGAGTACAAGCGCAGGCAGGAACTGGAGAAGGAACTGGCCCAGAGCGCGTACGAACGTTCTCCAGAGTTCAACGAGAAGCACGCTGGACCGTTCAGGAATGCGTACCAGAATGCCCGCAATCGAATCAGTCAGTTCAAGGTGACTGACAGTGAGGGGAACAGCAGGCAGGCGAGTCCTGATGATTTCGATGCGATCATGCAGATTGGGGATGATATGCAGGCAGCCACGGCTGCGCGGGAACTGTTCGGGGACACGGTGGGACCGATTGTGATGATGCAGAGGGAGAAGGTGCAGGAATTGCACGGGTCAATGCAGAAAGCGATTGCAGACGCAGAAACCAACTTCACCAAGCATCAGCAGGAACAGAAGGTGACGCAAGAGCGCAAGCAGGCGCATCTGAACAAGCTGTGGACGACGTTGAATACGGGTGCAGCCGAGAAGTACCCCCAACTGTTCAAGCCTGTGGATGGGGATGAGAAGGGGAACGAACTGTTGCAGAGAGGGTACGAGCTTGTGGATAAGGTTTTCATGGATGGGAGTCAGATGGACCCTGAAGAGACGATCAAGCTGCACAGTCAGGTAAGGAATAGGGCAGCAGCGTTTGGAAGGCTGGTGTACCAGAATCGTACGATGAGTGAGAAGATTGCTGCACTGGAGAAGGAGTTGAATGCGTTTAAGGACAGTGCTCCGAAGAATGGTGATGGGAGGACTGGGAAGAAGGGGGAGGGGGAATTGTTTGGGGAGGATGGGCTGGAACGGTACGTAGACCGTTAATCAACCCACTTCCCAATCGTTTTAAGGAACGCTTCTGCTCGTTTGGACGCGGTGGCAGTGATGTGGTCCCAATACCAAACATCGACCACTTCCTGACCATTTGCGCAAACAATGGTCAAGTTCTCTGCATACTTGCATCGCTCCGATTCTTCGTCAGCGGTTGGACCCTTAAGCAACTTCTCAACCTCGTGCATTGCATTCAGGTCGTTACAATAATCAGGAATATGAACCAATCCACGGCATGGCGGTAAATCACCCATAAGCTCAACGGAATTGCCCATTTCCATCAATGTTATACGCTTGAACCCTTCCGTCTCCGCAATCGCTATTCGTTGTGCTGCTGGTGTCATTTCGTTTAATCCTTCCACAGCCCAAGTGCTTTCAGAAATGCTTCTGCACGCTGGGAGGCGGTAGCGTGATAAACCCAGTGACATGCTGGGATTTTGTCCACAACTGGCTGAAGTTCTTTTAGATTCCAGTAGTAATCACTTGCCTGTTCCACTGACATTACAGTCTCTGCTTCGTGCATTGCCTCAAGGGAAGTCAATGGATCACACAGTCCATCATCATTGGCCCAGTAAACCTTTCCGTCTATTACGCGGAATACTTTAGGACACGCTTCTGCTATGGCAATTCGTTGGGATTCAGGTGACATGATGTGGGATGTATGCTGGCACGCATTTGGGGGTTAAGGAGTACTGACCATTCAATATTGCACAGGCAATACTGCATGTCAAGTGTACGACTGATCGTACTTACCCGAACCCCAAGTACGTACTAAGTACTAGTACGAATGATACGTACTAACGTACCAGTACGGGTTAGTGCGTGCATTGGTGAGATGTTCCTTGAAGGAGGGCCAGAGCAAAGAGACCCCCAGCAAAGTAAGGGTCTCTTTGGCGTTGGCGAAAGACGTTCCCGTCAGTCGGACCGTCGCTTTTCCCGTCACTCCCGCGTTCGTATACCTCAAGATGCGGTGGGCTAATGTCGCTGCCCTGACGTAGAGTGCTGTAATTCAGCCCAAAGTGGACCCTGCTACAGCTTTATTAAGCCGGTAGTCAAACCCCGGCACGAACATTTCACAACGTAGCCTGATATTCTCATGGCTACGCGCTACGCGGCTCGACTGGAGGCAAAGAAAACCCCTCCGCAGTCGTGGGACCGCGAAGGGGGACGATGCCCGGTCTGTAGTAAACGCGAATCGCATCGCGCACCCGCCTTGCAGCAGGTGTGAAGGCCGGGAATCTAAATTGGCATTCATGCGATTTGGGCTTACTACAGCCTCGAACACGAAAAAACTGATCTTTCCCGTTAATTCTGTCAATACTTGACTTTCCGTTAACGGTACCGGAAGATTTGTCCTGTCGGGCGTACAAGGGCTTTCCCCGACAGCCATCACCTTTCACTGGGGGTGACATAAAACAATCCAGTACGACGTAGCGGTAGGGTCCAGAAGGTCGTCGTCTTCAACATTCCCCTGACAGAACTCTCCTGTATGAGAGCAACGCAGTTTAACATGTTGAACTACAATGGCTAGTACACTTTCTTGTGGGGCATTTACTCAGTATTTGGTCGATCAGTTGCCCGTTTACGATAAGCTTATTTTGGAGGATATCCGCCCAATGGACGGATGGATCGGTCACGTAAAGACCGGCACATTCGAGGCTTACAGCGGAACCGAACACACATTGGACCGCTTCAATCACGTCTACCCCGACACGACCAAAATGTGGTCCCGTACCCAAGCAGGCAACTGCATTGGTACCCCCTGCGACAAGACTGAGTACTGCATCGGTTGGGGCGCAACCCGCATCACCTACTACCTGGAGGAACAAAGCTGGGCAACCCCCCTTCTCTGTTTCGATCAGGAAATGCACATTACCAAGGCTCGGGAGAACTTCCGCTACATCATCGGTGGAATCCTCAAGCCTGCGACCAGTACGATCATGTCGAACTTTCTGCGTCGTCGTGCCCTCACGATTGGCACGGGGAAGAAATGGGTGGCCAATGCCACAATGTCTGATTTCGTGCCCACCTGGGTCACTGTAGGCGATTCTGAACTGTATCTGGACGTGACTGTGGAACCCACTTCCCGGCTCACGCCTCAGATGCTTCAGCGTCGCGTCAGTCCCCTCATGCTGATGGGCTATTTCGGGAAGAACCCGTTCGGGGACCGCAAGTCCATCCCCCTGATCGAACTGGTGACGGGTATGGAAACCCTGTGGGATTTGGACAAGCAGGTCTGTGACAGCAACATCTCCGGCGCATGGCGGTTCACGGAATGGACGGCTGCCAACGAGTACTGGCGCTACGGCTTCAACGGGCAGTTGGGCAACTACGCGACTCGCGCAGACCCAATGGAGATGCGGTTCAACCGTGTCGGCCCCGTGGCTGGTGGCAAGATCAGGTTCCAGTTCATCCAGCCCTACATCAACGTCGCATCTTCTGGGGCAGGTGGTGCCCCCGGTCTCAAGAGCATTGAGAACCCAGCGTGGCAGGCTGCCCAGTATTCCATCTCGTTCATCTGGCACAAGATGGCGATGGAAGCACTGGTGGCAGACGCAACCCCGGTCAATCCCGAAATGCCATTCTCGTCCCGTAATTTCGGTGGACGCTGGCAGTTTGTGAAGAACAACCTGGGTGCGTGCGAGGACGGGACGGTCATTGAGAACAAGCGCGGGAACAAGGGTCAGTTCATCAGTGACTTCAAGTTGGCGATCAGGCCCATGTACACGGAGTTCGCGGAAGCGATCTTCCACATGCGCGATCAGGCTTGCATCGTCGTTTGCCCTCCGTGCAATCCAAGTCCTGGCTACCCGACTCAGAATTACAACAGTTGCAATCCTGATTGCACTCCGTAATCTGATCCGTCTGGGTTGTTTGTAATTGGGAGGCTGGCTGTTTTCGATGAGCAGCCAGCTTCCCTCATTTGAAAGGCACACAATATGCCAGTAATTTACGGGAAGAAAGACGTGGAGGATGACGGATACTCGGACGATTCGGGGATGGATTCCAAGGACGGGATGGCCAAGGAGGACAATGATGATTCAGCATCTGCGTTGCTGCCCAAGTCAGTTCTTGGGGATCACAAGCTTAAGCCCGGAGATAAGGTCATTTTGGAAGTGGTCCACATTTACGAGGATGAAGTGGAAGTGAAGTACGGGAAGAAGGGCGACAAGGACAAGAAGGCTGATGACAGGGACGAGAAGCGGGACAAGCCTGATCGTGACAATGATGACGACAATTCAGCAGGCAGTCAGATGGAAATGTCCCAGAAGCAATTGAGTGGCTTGATGGAGGAATAATCGTCATGGCAATCGCCTGCGATGCTGCCTCGTTGATGATCAATGCCGCCTGCGTAACAGAGTGCATTGCGCATGGGCAGGCGAACGCAATCAAGACCCAGCTACTGGCTGACATTGCTGGTGGTTCGCAGGACCCTAGTACCCTACTGAACGATGCCCGATGCTTCCTGTGCCTGACCCGAACGCAGCTACTTGCAATTCGTGTTTACCTGCTTGCCCTGCTGTCTGGCACATCTCCCACATCTCATGCGATACAGGATCAATCGTGTTGCATTCAAGGCTGCCTGACTTTGGGTCAGTTGAGCCTGATCCAGATTTACATTCTGGCTCTGAAAGCAGGCGAATCCCCCAATGGCAACCTGCTTGACCCTGCCCGCTGCTTCCTCTCCTGCCTGATGGGGATGCAGAACGATGCGATCCAGACATACCTGTTGGCAGTGTTGGCAGGTAGCTCGACTGATCCACTGGTCCTGATGGAGAGTGCTGGATGTATCCTGCAATGCTTGTCTGGGGAGCAGTTGATAGCTGCTGAGACAGCCCTAATGTGCGATTGGGTTTGATATGCCTGAATGTGATGCATCGTCACTAGCGGAAGCGGGTTGTTGCTTTACCTGTCTGGAAGCAGGCCAGTTGCAGGCGATCAAGACTCACTTGCTGGCCCAAATCGCAGGTGGCCCCACAGACATCGCCTCCCTGCTTGAAGCCTCCAAATGCTTAATGTGCCTCACCAGAACGCAACTGGGGGCAATCAGGGTGCATTTGCTGGCTGGTTTGGGAGGGGTTGACCAAACCCCACAGGCGATCATGGATGAGGCATGTTGCCTGATTCAATGCCTGTCCAAATTCCAAGCACTGGCCGCACAGGTTGCAATTCTGGTTGAAATTGCAGGCGAAGACCCAGACAACGTTTCTGAATTGTTCGATTCCTGCTGTGAGCTTTCATGCCTGTCCGGTATTCAAAACGATGCGATTCAGACGTACTTGGTCGCTGTCATTGCGGGGGGAAGTACAGACCCATTTGTTCTGTTTACGCAGGCATCCTGCATTCAGCAGTGTTTGACACCCAATCAGTTGGTGTATGCTGAGACAGCAATGATGTGTGCATGGTCAAACAATTTGGGTGGTGATTTCTTAAGGATCACTGACGAGGGGGATTTTCGTATCACTGATGAAGGCGACAGTCGGGTATGGAGACACTAAGATATGGCTAATAAAACAATTCCAGACCTAACGGCAGCAGCATCGTTTGCACTCTCCAACCTGTTTGAGATTTCAGACGGGTCTGCCATCAGCAAGAAAGTCACAGGCACTCAGGTTCAAGCCGGATTGACCGGACTTGTTCCAGTATCTCGCACCATTGGCACTACGGCCCCATTGGCTGGGGGTGGGGACTTGTCAGCAGATAGAGTGTTTTCGATTGCTGATGCGGCAGCAGATGGGGCAACGAAAGGGGCAGCAACGTTCCTTGCTGCTGACTTCACTTCAGCAGCGGGTGTCATTGGGATTGATTATGCAAACGGTCAGTCAGCCAGTGCCTTGAACAAGGGATTCCTGACTGCGGCTGACTGGACAACGTTCAACAGCAAAGCCAGCAATGAGGCTCCATTCGTAGATACAACAGCCATCGTCAAGGGAAGCGCAGATGCAACCAAACTGCTGCGTTTTGAGATTGATGGATTTACGGCGGGAGCAACCCGCATCGCAACCCCACCCAATCAGGATTTTACCATTGCAGGAATCAACGTTCAGCAAACGTTCACCCAGAAACAGACGATCACGCCTCCTGCCAATACGGAATCTTTAGTTGTCTCTGGGTTCTCCCTTACGGGAGCCAATGCGCAATCGCTGGCTGACTTGTCTGGGACATGGAACACGTCTGGGGTAGCGACTGGAATCAAGCTGAACATTACAAATACGGCTTCTGGAGCAGGTTCAAAGCTGGTTGATTTTCAGATTGGAGCAGCAACCAAGTTTTCCGTTGATAAGGACGGGGCGGTGGTTGCATCCAGTTCTGTAAGCAGTACTGGTTTGATTATTGGTGCCAGCGCACTTGTGGTGTCTTCTGCGGGAACCACCACTTGGACATTCAATGCCGGGGCCAATGTGCCACAGATAGCAGCCAGCGGGATTTCTGCTGGCAGCTTTAAGATCAGCAACGTGCTGGACCCAACCCTTGCTCAAGATGCTGCCACCAAAGCGTACGTGGATTCAGTGGCCGGCACTGCCCCATTCGTGGATACGACAGCCATTGTAAAGGGCAGTGCAGATGCTACGAAATTACTCAGGTTCGAGGTTGACGGGTTTACAACCTTAACCACACGAGTCATCACCCCTCCCAATTCAAACCTTACCCTGGCAGGAATTGACATCGTTAATGCGTGGGCAGACGGGATTAAACAAACCTTCAATCCAGACGGGACGAATGCTGGGATTAATGTGGGTGCTCACACCGCAGACCCGTCTGCACTGGTGAATGGAGACATTTGGTACGAGTCCACACTGAACGAGCTTCATGCAAGGATTAACGGTGCCACAGTTGCGCTGGGCGCCGGTGGAGGGGCAAGTCCACCGTTCGATGATGGCACGGCAATCATAAAGGGGAGTGCAGACCCAACGAAACTACTGCGCATCGAAGTGGATGGGTTTACGGCTGCCACGACTCGTGTTGCCACCCCACCGAATCAGAACTTCACGATGGCTGGAATTGACGTACAGCAGACGTTTACTCAGCGACAGACGATTACACCACCTGTGAATACGAGTGCGCTGGTTGTGTCTGGATATTCGATTACAGGAGATCAGGCCCAACACCTTCTTGATCTGAACGGGACGTGGAATACCACAGGTGCTCCTGCTGGAATAAAACTTAACATTACAAACACAGCGTCTGATGCTTCGTCGTTTTTGTTGGACCTTAAGGTTAATACGGCAACTAAGGTATCCATTAACACCAGCGGAGATTTTGTAACAGCGGGAGGAATTCAGGCTGGTGTTGGTCAATTCAGTGTCCTATCAGACGGATCATTCCAAGCTGCCGGTGGTCCGTTCGCTGTGGATGCTTCGTCTAATTTGACGATTAACAGTGTTCTGACTTTTAACAACACGCCAATCACAATTACGGATATTGGTGGATCATTTCAGTTCTCGTCAAATATAGGTATCCCGTCTCTGATTTCTTTTGATGGAACTGGAACAACAATCGGGGACGACGGAACCAGATTGGTATTCTCGTCTGGCATCCAAATCGGAACAGCCACACTGGATGATGCTGCTGGGGCATTGGAATCTAATACATTTAAGGCACTTACAGCGTTGCAGGCTGGGTCAATTCAATTAACAGACGATGGTGCTAGTTATTTAGAAATTTCTACTGGAAACTCTTTAAGGTTTGGAATCGCTGCGGCTGCTGGGCTATTGATTGCTACTCATTCAATCAGGGTGAAAGACGGAACTGGAACAGAATACGATCTTCTTTGCAGAACTGCATAAATTATGGACAAACCATCAATCGCAAAACCTCTGCCAGTAAAAGTAGTCCAGTTCACCGAAGACGAACTGAAGGCATTCGATTCGATCTGTGATGCTGCCCTAAAGCACGAAGGGGTTAAGCTGGCGTGGGCAGTCGCCTGCTTCATCCAGAAGTTCAATTCGGTACCATTGACTGACCCCGCTCCACCCACTCCACCCACACACGCTGAAACGATAGGTAAATAATTATGAGCACACAAATTCTTCCCACAGGAGAGATCATTCTTACGAACGAACGTGGAATGATCGGGGCTGGGTACGATTACGGGCTTCGTGCTGGTCCTCCAGGCAATCCCACATTCGATTCTGGGTCGTTTGGACTTCCCATTTCCAACATCCGCAGGCTGCGATTCGACCACTGTTTCATCCTCACCCCGGAGTCAGTCGCATGGCTTCCAACCGATGATGAGCTTATCGCGTTCTTCCACTTCCTCCTGACCAAAGAGACCGGAGAAGTCGTAACGGACGTGGTGAAGGGGTTTGCGGGGGACCCCAAGTACACGATTGAACACATGGTCCATTACGTCAATGGACACTCTGGAATTTACAACATTCCCGCAGAAGCGGAGAAGACTCCCAATGGTCGCTACGAATTAACATGCACGGTCAATTCACAACTTGTGAACTGTGCGCCTGTGCGGTTCTTCCTTGAAATATTTGGAGAAGACATCTGGATGTACGCTCCACCCATTCGGTTCAATCAGTTCCTCATTCCGTTCCGTGATGGCGTTGTTGATAGGGAGGACCTGAATCCTGCTGCCCCACCCCCAAAACCCGCTTGACGGGCACGCTAGAGCGAATTTACCCTATTCCTGCAAACACTCATGGTGGGCTGTCGGTTCGGTGGAACTGGCAGCCCTTTTCGTTTACGCTGAGTAGTTCAGTGCCCCTGCGTGATGCAAGTCCATCGCCTTCTTCCTGAGTGTATCCTTCCAGTCGTCATTGCCCTTCTTCTGCGGGGCAGCCAGGGCACGTAGCTGGAAGCCCTTTTGTCTGGCTCCTTCAACCACAGTTACCCACCAGTCCATCAGGTCAGGGGACCTGCCCATTCGTTCCTTCGTATCAATCTTCGCCTCAATCTCAATCCTGTTTCCTGTCACCATCTTCCACTCACGGGTTGAGCCATCCTCAAGGACTTCCTCAGTCAATCCCCGCATTTGACCTGATTCGATGACGTAACGGGCCATGAACCACAGTTCAGTCACGAACTTACTGAAATGCTCGTAGCAGGTCTTTGGGCGCATCTTCTGGGTCTCGGGGTCAACGATCATCAGTTCAGCCGAAACCTGTCTGTTCGTAGCCCTGCCTCCAAATTCAACTGGATTGACGAAGGGGGACCAGATGCGGGCAAATGCTGTGCCTAACGACCCCCTCCCCGTTGCGTCGTAGTATACGTTTTCAGCAGGAATCTTGAGACTGATGCAGTCCTGACGCACGAATTCAGCAATCTGATCTTCTGCGGAAGTATCAGTCCCGGCCTTTACTGGAATGATGACGTGAGGGTTCATGTGCAGAATCATGTCCCCGTTCACATCCCGTCCAAACGATCCCCACCCACCCACGCAACGATCCCCGCCTACTTCGCCGTACGCAGCGTCTACTGCGTAGATACGGATTTGGGAATCATTTTTCCAAGCAACCTCTTCCATCGCCTTAAACTTAACGGCAAGATTCCTAGTAAACACTCTTCTCCCGTTAAGTCCAGCCTTTCTTATCCCCAAACATTGGGACCAGTACTGAAGGGAATCTTTTCCGTAAAAGTTAGAGACAGATTCGATACTACGGGAGTTAATCATCCATGGGAATTTTACGGGTTCATCCTGTGGATAGTCTCCATTTGGAGAGTCTGTGCCAACGAGGTTAATGGTCCTGCCGTTCTCGAATCGGTTGTCCCATACCGTAGTTTTTTTAATCTCTCCCTCAGTTCCCCATCCATTCTTAGGCTCTGCGATTCTGTCTAGTGGATCACCAACACCAAGCGGGTTGCCTACAAACACGCCCTTAAATTCGTATCCCTCTTGATTGCCAGAATTCAGATTTGCTAGGGCATCCAAATACCCCGACTTCATCACCTGACAATTGTGAACAACGAAACCGTTTACGCTGTATGAGGGGTGTCCTTCAATCTCAAGATTATAGACCGTAATTCTTCCTTCACGTTCTGCGTGTCTTCCCGAACCCTCTTGTTCGTAAATCTCAACACTGTCCACCCAAGAGCCGTTAGCATGTTTGTTTTCTTCGCGTCCTGCTCTCGTCTTGAAATCTTGTGGTGAGAATCTCCGTCCACTTCCACAGCTAGTTTTATGTCTGGAAACGCAATATCCACCTTGTAACACGGGGGCCATCCACACCATCGTTTCTTTAGTGTTTTTACTGGATAATTGTTTTGTCCTTCGTGGAATAGTTCCAACAAAATCTTCTCTTCCCGAGTTGGTCCAGTTCCGTTTCCACAGCGTATTCTTGGCTTGTGGCCCATTCGCTTCTGCGTTTGACGGACTTTTTCCCGCGTCTCTGGATTCTTCATACAATTGTTTGTCAACTGTCTCTGTCGAAGACGCTCCGCTAACTCTGGCCTGTCGATGAACATTTGTTTGCTGGCTGCGCCTCTTTTTATCAAAACCTCCTTTGAGAAGGTTAACGCTCTCCCGTCTGGAGATTGTGTTAGCCATTTCATATTGCATGGACGACTGCAAAAGATTTTGTTCTTTGTTGGGGTTCCGCAAAACTTGCAATGAATCATGTGGACTTAGAAGATAGCATGACCGATCAAGTTGTGCCGCCTTAATCCAGCCTTTTTGCGTAAGAAACGTATGATTCGGAGTGCATATCACTGTTCGTCCATCCAGTGCTGTAATCTTGACCAGTGATTCGGCTGGATTACACATCGTGTCACGAATCCGATTAACTCCGGTGGCAGACAGAACAAGTTCACCAGCCTTCAGTGTCTCGATCTTGCGTGGACCGGATGGGGTATCGACCAATGTTCCGGCAGGAAAACACTCGTCCCCCAACAATCTTCTTCTCTTTTGTTTGATTCCGACGTACTTTCCAAGTCCCTGCCATGACAC